GCTCAATCTTTGCAAGTAAAACAGCGTCCATTGGAACATTTAGGTCCAAATGGATGGGAGGACATATTTTACAAAGACGATATTGATGATTATGAGCAAAATCTGGTCTGATAGCGAAAAATCCAAGATGCGTTCTGCTTACGATAATTATATGGCTGATGCCTGTAAAATCTGCACCAGAGGGATAAGTTATAGCAGTGTGGGAGACGATATTGAAACTTTTACAGAGGCTTCAACAGAAACCATTTGCGGGCTTGAAATGCAAGGCGGTCAGGAAGTATTCGCAGAAACAGGCGAGAGAGTTTGGGACGCCACAATTAGGCTGCCAATCAATACTCCACTATCACCGTTAGACAGAATTCACATTACCAAGCTAAAAGGCGAGGCAGCGGATATTATGTACGAAGTTTTAGGCCCGATTAATATTGGCGTTGCAGGCAAAACCGCCAGATTGCGCAAATTAGAGCTATGAGTACCGTAGATTTCCAAATGGACACCAGCCAATTTGACAGCCTTCTCAAAAAGGTTGATAAAGATATGCGCGGAGAGGTTGCCAAGCAAGCGTTAGCGCAAGGCGCACTTATCGGAGAACAGCAAGCTAAAATCAACTTAGAGAGTCAAGGACTTCACAAAACAGGACAGCTCGGCAACTCCATACAAGTTTATAATAAAACCCCCACATCGGTAGAGTTCGGCAGTCGAGGTGTAATCTATGCAGCCATCCACGAATTTGGCGGAACCATTTTGCCTAAAAGAGCTAAAGTTCTCCATTGGGTAAATGATGCAGGCGAGGATGTATTTGCCTTGAAATCCGTTATACCAGCCCGTCCGTATATCAGACCAGTTTTGAAAACACACAAAAAGCAAATTGAGGATGCAATCGCTAACTCAATTCGCAATTATCTTAGTGGAGTGAGTGCGAAATGACGACAGTAGAGGAAGCATTAGTAACCTACCTAAAGGCTGACACAACCTTGAAAGGCAAAATCAGCGATAGGATATACAGCCAGCACGTTCCGCAGTCCTCTATTTTACCTTGCGTGGTATATCAGCGCATCTCCAGCAACCGCATATTAACCCACGACCAAAGCAGCTCAGGTTTAGTACAAGCGGTTTACCAGTTTGATATTTACTCCACAACTTATTTAAGCGCATTAGAGATTGCAGACGCTCTTAGAGGCGCGCTTCAAGGATACAAAGGAACACAAAACGGTGTCAATATTCTGGCTATTTTACCCAGAAACGAAATCCACTCTGAGGAAAGAGAGATTGGAATAACACGAATTATGATAGAATATAACGTAGACTATCAGGAGGTATGAAATGGCGAAATTTGCAGCTTACGGTGCAGCTCTACTCATTAATGGCGTAGAAGTCGGGCAAGTAACATCCATTAGCGGTCCGAGCTTATCACTGGACACAGCCGATGTTACCACCCACGACCAAACAACAGCGTGGGAGGAACTTGTAACCACAATATTAAGGTCAGGCGAGATATCGCTGGATTTAGTTTTCGACCCAGCGGACACAGAGCATATTGCTTTACTCGCCAACCTAACAGGCAAGGCGGCAGAGACCTTCAATATAAACTTCCCTGACTCGGCTTATACGCAATGGGAGTTCGATGCCTATGTAACAGCATTCGAACCCAGTATGCCCGTTGGGGATGCTTTGACAGCAACCTGCACGCTCAAACTATCTGGCACACCTGTATTATCGGGTACATATACACCTTAGGAGGAACTATGGCGAAATATGCAGCTTTTGGAGCTCAATTCAAACGAGGCACGAGCGTTATTGCACAAGTGTCCAGCATCTCTGGCCCCGGCTTATCTTTGGATACAGCAGATGTAACGTCCCACGATGGCTCTGGCTGGGAGGAAGTAGTCCCCACCATTCTGCGGTCAGGAGAGGTTTCGTTAGACCTTGTTTTTGACCCTAATCTAGCAACCCACAAGAACGCATCTGGCGGGTTATTGTATGATTTGACCACCAGAGCAAAAGGTAGCTACTCGTTAGTGTTCCCAGTGACCCCAGCGGTTACTTGGTCATTCAGCGCTTATGTTATAGCTTTTGAACCAAGCTTACCCGTTGGAGATGCAATGACCGCAACGGTTACATTGAAATTGACTGACCAACCCACTTTAGCATAGGAGTAAAAATGGCGCTAAGCAAAGACCAGATTTTGAACGCTAATGACCTAAAAATTGAAGAGGTGCAAGTCCCAGAATGGGGGGGCTCTGTTTTCGTTAGAGGGATGACGGGTTCAGAGAGAGACAAGTACGAAGCATCCGTTACCAAGCTTCGAGGCAAAGAAGCGCAAGTCGATATGCGGAATATGAGGGCAAAACTTCTCGTATACACCGTTTGCGATGAGAGCGGTACTCCACTATTCAGCGAGGCTGACATCGAAGCGCTTGGCAAAAAGTCGGCAAATGCTTTACAACGACTTTGGGAAGTTGCAGTAAGGCTGAGCGGCATCTCTGGACAAGAGGCTGAAGAAATCGAAAAAAACTAACTGATGAGCAGAGTGAGCGCAGATTTTATTTTAGGCTCGCCCTTGCTCTCGGTAAAACAGTAAACGAGCTCTTGTCAGAAATATCCTCATACGAGCTAACAGAATGGATGGTCTTTAGCAAATTAGAGCCATTCGGTTTTGAGGCAATGTTTTATGGACACGCGATGACAACAGCGATGATAGCAAACGTTTTTAGGAAAAAGGGTTCTAAGCCCGTAGAACCCAATGATTTTATGCCTCAGTTCAAGACCAAAGAGCAAGAGCTTTCTCAGGTTATAAACTTTGCCAGAATGATAAGCGCAATCTCCACAGAGGAACAAGATGGCAGCTGATGCAGGCTCAATTGTAGCCAAATTAATGATGGATGCTTCTCAGTTCCAATCAGAACTGACGAAAGCAATGTCATCTATGGACAACGCTAAAAAGAAGGGCGAGGAATCAGGCAACGTTCTTGGAAACATCGGCAAAGGGCTTGGCACAATCGCAGGCGCAGGTTTCGGTGCTTATGGCGTTGCAGCTTTGAACGCAACCGCAGGTGTTGTAGGCTTAGGTGTAGCGTTAGGCAATATGGCGACAAATGCAGCTCCACTCGAAGGCTTGCAAATGCAATTCGATAACCTTACTCAAAGTATGGGTATAAACGCAGATGCGATGATGGCTCAGCTTAAAGAAGGCTCAGCTGGAATGATATCCTCAATGGACTTGATGAAGCAATTCAACCTTGCCCAAGCTTTGGTATCTGATGAATTCGCTAAAAATCTGCCCGACGCAATGGAACTCGTTAGTAAAGCATCTGCAGCAACTGGGCAAGATATGAATTTTTTGATGGACAGCCTCGTACGCGGTATCGGGCGTGTATCACCAATGATTTTGGATAACTTAGGCATCCAAGTTAGCCTGACAGAGGCTTACGAAGCTTATGCTGAATCCATAGGCAAGAGCGCAGAGGAACTTACCAAGCAAGAGCAGCAAGAAGCCGTCCGCATCGCCACGATGGAGAAGCTTACCGAAAAATATGGTGATATGGAGAGCGTAGCAGACACATCCGCAGCTAAGCTTGCCCAGTTCCAAGCGACAATGACCGACCTAAAAAACGAAATGGGTGTAGCGTTCTTGCCAGTCCTTACAGAAGTGGCTGGATTGTTCAGTCAATTCGCAAAAGATATAATGCCCGTTGTAACTCCACTTATACAAATGTTCGCTCAAGCAATTGGTGGATTACTTACCACTCTTGAACCGATTTTACCGATAATCTCCAACTTCGTTGCTAATCTCTCTGAGGTCGCAAATCTATTTATGGCTGGAGATATAACCGAAGGTACAGAAAAGTTATCCAGCGCAATAGCTGAAATGGGCAAAGGGTTATCCGAGCACGTTCCAGATTTTGTCATTGCAGGAATAGAACTTATCGATGGCATTGTCAAAGGAATGGTTGACGCAATGCCGCAGATGTTAGATATCGCAAATGATATCCTCATTCAGATGGTACAGTATTTTGTATCTAAAGCGCCAGAAATGATGACCACAGGCTTGACGCTCATAACCAACCTAATTAATGGGATTGCCCAGATGTTACCGCAACTCATACCATTAGCCGTAGAAATGGTCGTTAATATCGTGATGGGTATCGTGGAATCTCTGCCCATGATAATCGAAGCAGGATTGAATCTGCTTACAAGTTTAGTGGACGGGATAATCAACGCACTCCCAATATTGATCGCAGCCGTCCCAGAGATTATTCTATCTCTGGTTAATACGATCTTAGATAATCTCCCCAAAATTATCGAAACCGGCATAACACTTATTCAGACATTAGCAGAAGCGATCCTGGATAATCTGCCAGCACTCTTGGACGCCGCCGTCCAAATCATACTCGGTTTTACAACCGCCATGATCGAGAATCTGCCGATGATAATCGATACCGCTTTCACATTGGTAACACAGCTCGTGACCAGCATTCTGGAGAAACTGCCAGACGTTCTGAGTGCAGGCTTCGATATTTTACAATCACTTATATCCGGTATAATCAGTGCAATACCAGACCTCGTTAGCTCGTGGGCCCAAGTAATCGAAAATATCTTTACCGGCGTAACAGAAGCTTTGCCAGATATACTCCAGTCCGGCATCGACATAGTTAAAAACTTAATTCAAGGTATTATCGAAACGAAGCAGGAAGTATTTAACGCAATCGGTGAAGTGCTATCCGAGATGTTGGGAAAAATGTCAGAAAAGTTCTCCGAATTTGTTGATATCGGGAAAAATATCGTAGAAGGTGTAAAGCAGGGCATTAGCAACGCTTGGCAAGGTTTGGTGGACTGGTTTAATGGGTTAGTCAGCGGGCTAACGAGCGGCATTAAGGGTCTACTCGGTATCGGCTCGCCATCAAAAGTTTATGCTGATATTGGCTCCAGCATGACACAGGGCGTCGTAAAAGGCGTCAAAAAGGGGTTAGAGATCGCTTCCCCATCACGAACTTTTATGGAGTTAGGTAAGAAGATCCCAGAGGGTCTGGCTTTAGGTGTTCAGAGAGGGTTGAAGGTAGCGACAAAAGCCGCCTCCAGGATGGTAGACGAGATCTCACCTCAGCTCGAGGTAGGAAATCTATCAGCGCCAGCTTTTAGACGTTTAGAAGACGATTCTAATGCTGGGGTCACTAATGTGGTCAATAATTTTAATCTAACAATGCCAACATCCAGCAATCCAGCGGATGTAAAGATGGCATTTGAGCTTATGGAGGCTTGGGTATGAGCGCACCGCAATTAGAGAGAATGAAGTTTTGGATTGTTAAGCCTGCAGCGGGGCGCAACGAGATTTGGAACCCTCGCTTTGACCCGCCTGAAGGAGTAACCTACTGGAGGGGTACTAATGCCTCGCTTTCTCTCTCTGGAGACGAAACACGGCGTAACTCTTATTCTATGAAAGTAACGCCTGCGAGTGGAACGGTAGTAGCAACGGCATATTATAATCGTGGGTTGAAAGTAACCAGCGGTCTTAAATATACATTCAGCTGTGATGTAAAAGGCGTAGCAGGGCAGCCGATGCGCATTGTTATTGCCACTTCTACGGGTACAGCCAGAGCAACTAAAACTTTTACCGCCACTGGCTATTGGCAAAGGATGGAGGTTACTTTATCAGCAACTGAAAGTGTAACTAATTACAGAGTGCAAGTTACCAGAGATGCGGTTAGTTCTACTTTGCCGTTCTATGTTGACGGTGTTCAATTC